ATAAGCCATAATTAGTAATCTTTTTCATCTGCTAATTTAAACAGTGAATCTTGTACATGCTCTTTGCCTGATTTAGTTAAATACTCACCACTCTTTTCTAAATCTAAATAATTTTTAGAATTACCTTTAGTAGGTGCGTGTTTATCAAAATTGATATTAGTTGGTGCCTGATTAGGCTGTTTGCCATCAGGTGCTGAACCAAGATCTCCTTGTTTAACTTTAGCTTTTGGGTCAAATTTCATTTCCATTATTCATCTCCTTCGTCAGTATCAAAATCATCGGCTTTATCTTCCAATTCCATTAATAAATCATCTTCTTTATCATGTAAATCTCGGATATCTTCAACGACATCTTGAATTGTTCTTTTTTTCTTTTTCTTTTTAGCCACGAGTTTCTCCTATAGTTTTATTTTCTTAATTGATATTATATTTTTAGTGGGTATAGTGGTATACGAACCACCTTGCTCAATTGTTTGGTTATCTTCAAAGCTTAAATCCGACATAATAACGGTTGTCTTTGAATTCTCTATTATAAGCCATCCAACACTATAACAAATTGCAGTTTTAGACTTTGCAATTTTAACAATATATTCCCAATCAGACGAACTTACAATATCTTCCCATGCAACCATTACAAGGTTATAGGGAAACTTCTTTTTATTAAGCTCTGGAAGTTTTATTTTTGACACGCTTTAGTTTTCCAGAGTTTTCCATTGCGTAAAAAACAGATTTACCCTTTTTAACTCCATACTGTTTTTTCATTGATGTTAAAACTTTCTTTCCTTTTGTATTTAGTGGCATAATTAGTATCCAAACATTCTATCAGCAGGTTGAAATTGTGGTTTAGGAGTTTTATTAAATCTGTTTGCATAACTTGTATGCATAGGTCTGCTCATACATCCGTATCTTAATGCATCGTAAGCATGATCTTCTGCGTGTGTATTAATATCTTCAGGATTACTATCATCCAATGGTAGAAGTGGCAAAGTCCTAATTAAATTTCTACAGTTAGAAAATATTCTAAGTCCTGGTTCCTTTTTCTTTTCATTAACAATCTTTAATCGTTTATGAATTTCCAATTTACCACTAATTCTGCTTCTTGGTGTTCTATCGGAGGGTCTCCAGCGACATCCTGTTTGAATCATTGTTTCTGCAATACTTGGACCAATATCACCTCGTTTTGCCCATGTACTAGCGTCTAAGACCCCGTAGCGTATGTATTCATCCTTCTCTAGCATTAGAACTTTTCGTGCAAATACATCTGCCGTAATCTTTTGGGTATATAGTTCTCGATATATCCATAAGTTATTATCATAATCAATAGCAAACCAAAGAACACAAGCAGGAGAAGCGTAGCCCCAGTCTGCAGAACGAAAACGCTGCCAGCCTTTAGGCACTTCAAAGGGATCAACAATATGTAGTGCTTTATTAAATTCAGGAAACGCTGAATCTTCAAATGCATCCCAGTCTCCATCTAAAAATTGTTTACGTTGTACTTCTGGTAAAGAAGCCAGCATAACATAATAATCATCTGTCTGAATTAGATAAGGATTATCCTGAAGTTTTGCTGATATAAATCTTCTTGTAATTACTTTATTGCCGTGGGGAGTATCTATGTTAACATCGAAGGCAAAATTTGGCACAGCGGGATCCACGAACATTTCACGTACCCACTGAGAGCCTATATTTCCTGGATTCCCTGTAGCTCTCATATAAACTGGAATCGTAGTATCAACCGATCGTAAAGATGATCTTAAAAAATTATATATATCTGGCGAAGGATATTGTGGTAGTTCGTCTATTCCTATCCATGTGTAAGATTGCCCTTGGTAACGTAAAGCGTCTGTCATATTCTCTGCGTACCCGAACTCTATTTTTGCTCCTGAAGGGAATCTCCACTCTTTTTCTTGCTCTCTCCATTTTGCTCCTGGAAATGCTCTTGAGTATAATCTTTGAGAATGATTAATCAAATCTCTTAACTCTGGCATTGTCCTTCTAAGTAGTAGTGCACGGTGAGCTTCTTTATGGCAATATCGCAAAGGATCAACTAGCATTGCGTATGATTTACCTCCGCCTCTTGCCCCACCGTAAAATACTTCCCGTTCTGCTGCAGCTAAGAAATCTGTTTGTGGACCTGTATTAGGTTTAAAGATTACTTTATGCTGATCAAGATACTCTTTTACACTTTTAGAAGCACTATCAATTGTATCTTGAGTTACAAGTTGCTGTTCACTGCCATCCAGTGCTTTGTCAATAGTTTTAAATTTATCTTTAACAGTCTTAGCCTGGTTTTTTGCTGAACGAAGTGCCTGTTCAGCAGCTGCAACTTTCTTTCTACTTCTTGCTATGATATCTGTAGCTGACCGTTTAGCCTTTTGTTTTGATGTCTTTACTTTCTTCGGCTTTGGCGGCTCTATCTCTAACAACTCTTTTTTTAAGTCCGACATAAGATATATAGCGATTTGTTTTTCTATGTAGCCATTTAGCTACTTCTCGATATGAGCATGTTTTTAAATAATTCTTTGCTTCTTCCAAAGCATCTAGCTCAAATAAAATAGGAATTAATAATTTTCCAGTATTATCAACTTTATAACCAAAGGGAATAACTCTAGACTTTCTTGGTATCTTTGTCTCTTCCATTTAATTTATCTTTTGCAGGTAATATAAAAATACCGTGCATAGCTTTCATATTAATATCAATCTGTTCTTTTTTTATAATTCCAATTCTATCTAAAATCTGTTTTGCTGCCTCTAGCCTAATGTTTGCATGAGGAGTTGTACCATCCTCGTCAAGCATATCCACCATCTTAGTTGCAGCCTTGGCTGAATGAGTTGCTAAATAATTCTCTGCCCGTGAAACAATTTCACTTTTTAAATTTCTAAGTACTTTTGGATAGGAATGCTCGGAATATCCTGCTAGCTCCCCAGCTTTTCTTGGGTCTCCTCTCGCTTCCCCGAACAATACGTCTAGAAACTTTTCCTGTGTATTGGTTAAGCTTTTTTCTCGAGTCTTTAGAATAGTAGAATCCATGTTTTGCATTTATAATTTCCATTACTTCTTTGAATGGCAGTCTTTTTATTAAACTAGGCGATAAGCAAGTCTTCATCAGTTAGTCTTTGTTCTGGCAACTCAACTTCTTTTGGCATTTTAACTTGAGTTAAGTCCAATTGTGAGGGAAGAATTTCCTGAGGTTGCTCTGAAGTCTGAACAGGAATACTATCAGCAACTAAATTATCAGGAGTTCTAATTCCTCCACTGAAATTCTTAGTGTAGTTATCAATAACTTCCGATAAATTTTGTGGCTGACCTGTAATTTTTTCAAAGTTATTATCAATAGGCACAGAACCTGCACCTGATTTTAAATAACTGGGTATGTTTGCTTCAAATTTTGCCATAGTATGTATAAGGGAATCCTAGGAACTCCCTAATAATTAATGCAGTTTAGTGATGACCTCTTTTGCATGCGTGCATGCGAATGTGTACGTGTGTCCTTTTAAAGTGCATTGATTCTATTATACACACGATTTAGCATTTTGTCAAGCTTTATTTCAAGTATTTTAATAGGTGCGACAATTTGGCATAATAATATCCTTGACAAAATCGTGAAACAGGTGTATAATATACTTATAAGTATGACGGGGGGTTTTATATCTATATTGTAGCTAAATATAGAATCTACTAGCAACCCCCCAGGGATATAGTCGGGAGATTTTAGGATAATTTATTAGAATATAATCCCTGAAATATAGCCCAACAAGTAGTTAACAGGGGATTTTGGTGATTTTATGGTGAGCCTATATAAAGAATATATGGATAGGGGGGGTGGTACCCGTATACCCATGTATGTACTTGAATTTTTTTTGGTGTATATAGAGGAAACCTTTAGGTTTACCTTATTCTTTGCTACTTTTTTAAAGTAGAAAAATTTTAAATTAATGCAACCTGAAGTAATCCCTGAAATATTCCTTTGTTTTCACTTGGGGGAGATTTAGGGCAAGCCATTTTTTCTAATTAATGGCTTACCCTGATAACAATACTATGCTTGTTTAATTGATATGTGTTTTAAGAAATCACCAAATTCAGTGCTGAATACTTTCCCATTTACTCTAGGATTAAATTCAACTTTGTTTCCTTTGGTAGTTC